CTCACCTCGGTGCGCAGCTCGATTGCAATGCGATGACGAGTGCTCAAAGCGTTGTACGCGCGTACTCACGATTTCATCGTGAGTGTCAGTCTTCCGACCTGGCTCAGGTACCCTTCTACAGGGATTGTCTTTCTGAAGCTCTTCGTAGCTACGAAGCCTCGCTCATTGAGCTTGGACTCGTGGACTGGGCTCTTTATTGAGCCCGGCGCAGGTTAAGCGCCTAGAGTGACACTAGTCACCTTGCCACATAGTGGCTTAACAAGAACTACTTAAGTAGTCGGGATCTCCTCGTATGGCTCTTCCTAACCCACTCATCAAAGAATTTGGCCCTATGATGGTACAGAGTTACCTCAACGGTAGCCTGTATTACCAAATGGCCTTTTCTGGTACGAGTGTAGGAGTCTACGCATCAGGGAGATTTGCCTCTGGTCTCACGAACAATTTTATTACTTTCAACGATGGGTGGGACTTTCTCACCCCCGGTGGCTTGCGCCTCAAGAAAATAAAGCGCAAGAAGCGTGTTTGGAAGCGTCCTCGGATTCTTCCTTATACCGCTTATAGTAGTACTACTATTCGTGACTATGGTACCGCTATGACGATCTCAAACACGGCCTACGCAAGTAGCACATCCTCGACTCCTGTCGAGAATGTGACCCACAAGTATACCAATGCTTGTCTCTACATGCCAAATCCGTATATGGATCTGACTGCGCACCCTCAGGCAATTGAAGTTGCTCGGAAACGTCTTGCTGAAAAGGCTACAGAAGGACTTGGAGTGAATCTCGGTGTTGTACTTGCCGAGGCTCACAAAACGTCCGACTTTATCCTTGACACAATGGACCGCTTCGGGGAATTCGCATGGGCCGTAAGACGCGGCAACGTGCGGGGTATGAGAGAGGCCTTCTCTGGGCGCGGCCTTTCGGGTCGCGTTCCTGGTCGTAAAGACGAAGATCTCGTTGACTTTGCGAAACTTCGCAAGGACTTCGGTGATCGGTGGCTGGCTTATAAATATGGCTGGACACCAATGCTTATGGACATTGATGGCGCAATCAAATCTTTCAACCAACTTATCGTCTCAGAAGGTCTTCATATCGAGGCCAGTGGAAAATACCACTCTCGTGATGAATACACTGAACCTGGCTCAAAAGGCAAGGTCACGTACCTAAAACGTACCCAGTGTAAGATGGACTTCGTTGTCAAAGATGTCGGTTTCCTTGCTCGTGTCAACGGGATTGGGATCACAAATCCTGCTCTCGTTGTCTGGGAACTCGTCCCCTACTCTTTTGTAGTGGATTGGTTCCTACCGATTGGGAATTATTTGGAAGCACTCAATGCCTTTGATGGCCTTGAACTTGCAAATGGACACCAGATAACGATCGTCAAAGCTGACTTTTTCATCAACTTCAACCGTAATACGCGTGTTGGTAACCAACGCCAAGAGTGGTCTGGAGTGAGGAGACGAGAGGTTTGCGTTTTCGATCGCAAAACAATCGTTGCTCCCCCTCCGCCAACCCTATCTTTTAAGTCCCCGGTTAATGCCAGGAATTTTCCAGATAGGTTTGCGACCGCTTTTGGTTTGATCAACAACGCGTTCCACCAATGGAAACGTTAGTGGTTGGATCCTCAACTTTCAAGGAACTCTCTCATGGGTCAACAAGTCGACCTCACTCTCAGCGATGACGAAGCCACCCCCGCCGGTCACGTCTTCAAGGCTCGTGGCGCCTCACCGGCGCTCGCGGTCTACGAAGAAGTGACTGCGGGGCCACGCATTGGTTGGGCCCGCTTCACAGCAAGTGTGAAGGAGTCCGGTCAAGGCGCGGCAGGCAAGACTGTCGTCGATCTGCGAATTGCCATCCCGGCTCTCGAGACCATTTCCGGAGATAGCTCCGGTTATGTCGCGATTCCCAAAGTGGCTTTCACGGATTGGATGACCGTCACGCTCACATCTCCGAATCGTTCGACTCGCCAGCGCCGCGCCAATGTACTTTCGTACATCCGTGACGCACTGGGCGAGTCGCACGTGCAAGAGATGCTGCTGGACCTCGATCGCGCGCATTAAGCGCGCTTTCTCGCTGGAGCCTTTAACCGGCTCTTGAACTCCCTTCGGGGTAAATCTTCACTAGGAGATTTTTGCATGACGAATCCTGCCAATTGTGACAACACTAAGCAGGAACTAGATGTAGTTGATGTCGGCGAGCTAAGCGACTTCTTCTCACATCTCTGCAGCCTTAGTTTCACTGAAGTCGGGTACGAAGCGTTGGAAGCATTCTTTGAGTGCGACTGGACGCGTCTATGCTCGATGGAAGTCGATCCTCGTCATTATCGTGGGCATACAACATATGCCTTTGATATAGACTATCAGATCGTTTCCCTCTTCAAGCGATTCATAGGCTTTCCTACCGGTGTAAACCGTGAGGAGAGAACCTACGCTAAGTGGGCAGAAACGGAGGTAAGATGTCGTCAGATCAACGAAACCTTCAGATCTAGGTGGAACGGGGATTTCCTATTTCCCCACCACGTCGAAGAGGTACTTCACCTCGCTCGATGCAAAATCCGCGATATGCTAGGCTCGTTTGATCGAAGCGCCTTCTTGCAGCATTGCAAGTTCGGTCCAGGAATGGATTCTGGTAGCTTTGATGCTACCAAAACGAGTCCATACCACAAGTACCGCCAACGCGGTACAGTTACGCCGCCCGCGGCTCTCGTTCTTGAAGAGTTCCTCAAGAATGACCGACGCGTCACGTACTCTCACAGCAGTGAGTACGTGGATAGTTGCGAGCAGTTCTTCGTGCCTAAAAGATGGGACATTCTTCGTATTGCAGCTAAGGAACCAACCTGGAATTCATACCTCCAGGCTGGTTTCGGTCGCATGATCGAAGAAAGACTCTTGGTCGAGGGGATCTCGCTTAAAAAGCAGACCTCTCGCAACAGAGCCCGTGTCCTCTCTGCTCAGACGTCGGGAGACGTCACTATCGACCTATCGAGCGCATCTGATTTGTCCTCTTGTAACCTTGTAATTGACTTACTCGGTTCGCTCGAAGATAATGATGATGACTCGGAAGGTTGTTTCGAGGATTGGCTTGATCTTATCTTGAAGCTACGATCGCCCTATATACTTACGTATAAAAGCGAAAAGAAGCGCCTTGAGAAGATCTCCTCGATGGGCAACGGCTTTACGTTCCCTCTCGAGACTCTCATATTCTATGCCTTTGCCTGGGCAGCTTGCTGCTACACAGGTTCGGACCGGAATGTGGACGTCTTCGGCGATGACATCATCGTCCCGAGAGATGCT